AGAACCCATAGTGTTCCAGCAAGTGTGCCTGTAACGACCCCATAATACGTTGTGCCTGTGGGTTCTGCCCAAGCGATGCAGCAATCATGGGATCTTTCATAAAGGCTTCGTGGGTGGTGATGTGTGCTGCATGGTCTTGGTATATAAACGCTTTCAGCGGCTTACCTACTAACGCATTCATATTCTCACTAACAGGATCAACTGGCTCGGCATCTTCAGGAGTGGGAACAAGCTTTTCTGCGTTTTTTATACCTAATACTTCTATCATCTGCCTGTGTAATTGCGGCAGGTTATATATCTGAGGTGCAGCCTGTGCCATCTGCAAAACAGCCTGATACTGTACTACCCGTTGTGCCATCGTAGAACTATTCGGGTCGCTGACAGGAATGACATCCACCAAGGTATAGTCCATCTGCCTCGCGCTTATCTCTCCACGGTCAGGCTGATATCCGTACTCTTTAGGGGCATATTCTGCCATTATCGCCTTGAGCAGTTTAAACTCCTGCTTCATAGCGTAGTGAACACGCGCTTGAACTGCTGCCATTGGCTTCAAAGTACGTTCAAGAAGGGCAAGAGTAGTACCTACGGGTGCGTTAGCTGACATGTCTGATATGTTCATGTCACTAATCGCCCCTAGTCTACGTCCTTCTTTTGTTATGTTGTCTAACAACTGTAACAACGTCTGACTAGGCTCTTTGTAAGGAAGTGGCATGATATTATCTTTAATACTGCCAGAAGGTACGTCTACATCCTTAAACTCTCCCGGTTCTATCGGGGTATCGTCGCCTTTTATACGTAAACCACGGGATTTTAACCCTCCCGGTAGGTTAGCTAACGTCCCTGCGTCTACAAGTTGTCGTATGATAGAAGTACCTGCACGGGCGTACCCCCCTACGATGTGTATAAGACCAAGACCGTAAAAGCCAAATCCGGGCACGTACACATAATGTACGAAATGTTGCCGTTTTAACTGTAGAGGATCATCAGGGTTCCAGTTCCTTCTTATAGAAAGTACCGTATTACTACCTTTCTCAATAGTAATTACATAAGGCTTGGCAAGATCGTCCTCACCATCTACCCCTTCAAGGTTAGTAGTAGCATGAATCTCATAAATAGCGTACCGATCATCGTCAGTCAGGGAAAAACCGTTATCTTCGGCCTTTCTCTCCTCAATATCAGTGTGGTATGGCTGTGGTTCACCTAGTTCTACGTCCCTGTAGAAGCCACTGGCCTGTAATCGACGTAATTCGTTCTTGGTTTTACGCATAATATGCGTAACACGCTCCGCACTCTCTATGTTAGAGGCTCCATAGGGCACAATAACGTCTTCTGCGGGTATGTACATAGCGCATTGTCGGCCCATATTCGGGTCGTAGTAGACTTTTTTGAAAGCCGACCCTGCCAACCCTAGACTATAGAGCAATCTTTCGTGTTCTGACCGATATTCGACCATTTTTTCGGTCAATTCGTAGTTCATATCGGCTCTAACGCGGTCTGCAGCTTCCAATGTGTCTTTATCTTCTTCTCCAATGACCTTCGTGCGTACTGGCCCCGCTGCAGGAAAGGTTTCACTCATGGTTTCTGCCTGAAAACGGATGGCAGACTCTGACAATACGGTAGAAAAGACTCCACAAGCCCCTTCCCAAGGCTCAGAACGCTCTTCATACTTGAACCCAAGGACATCTAAACCCTTGACAAAGGTTTCTGCCCACTCTTTTCGGGCATCTACGTCAGACTCAACAAGCTCAACAAGCTCATTTGCCATAATAGATCGCTGATCGTCCTCTAAAAACTCCGCTAAATTGGCCTCAAAGTCGGTCATATCACCGATATTAGCGTCAGGTACTATGGTTATCTCCATACTACCATCGTCCAGCGTTACCATTTCTGGATCAACAATCTCTATCTCTAACGAGCCTTCAGATTCAGCCGCTTCTTCTACTCCTTCTGGTGCTGTGTATAACCCTTTCTCAATAGCCATTAGTAATACCCGCCTCGTTTCTGTCTGAAGTACTGTATTTCTTCTGGCTCATCCGTGGGTAAACGAATAAAGCCGCCCTGTCTGAATCTCATTAGTGCCATGACGGTACTATCCACAAGGTCATCATGGCTCATAAATGGAAACCCTGCAATCTCTTCTATTACTTCTTCAGCCCATCTTGTTATCGGCATCCATACCATACCTGAAGCTACAATATCTGCAACCGAGTTCAATCGCGCAAGTTTATCACCAGACCCCCTATGAGGGGTATACTCTTGTATAGGAAGTCCCATCCGACGCATCTCCTGATACAGAGCCGTACCCGCACTCTTCTTCTCTACGATAAACGAGTCTGGTTCCCACTCGCTATACTGCTCCATCGCAAGATCTTTCAGTTCAGGGAACTCCAACCGCTTCTTGATACTGTTCAACAATATAATGTGGTACGCATTAATATCTTCATTAAAGAACACCCCCCATGTGGTCAGCGCAGTGTAGTCAGCGCGATTATGGGTTTCCGCTGCGGCATCCAGCGACATGATAATATACTCACATGCGGGTGGGGACTCCTTATCCCAAGACTGCCACCACTCACGTTTGACCAGTGCCGCTTCTTCTGCTGTCGGTTCCTGCTGATACTGAGCGTTCCATTGGAATGCTGGCATAGAAGCTTTTGTCCGTAGCAATGCTTCCAAATCAAAGAACTCAGGCCAGAGAGGTTTCTGTACAGGTTTGCCTTTCTTATTAGCCGTATCAAGGATAGCCGGGAACTCCACAACCTCATACTGGTCAGAACGATCATTCTGCACCATGTCCTTTGTCACCCTACCCGTCAGGTCGTCCATGTGCCATCTTGTCTGAATAATCGCTACCCGACCTCCGGGCATCAGACGAGTACGCGCTCCAAAGGTAAACCACTCGTAGGCTTTCTCAAAGACCTCAAAGTTACCGTTAATCACGTCCTGCTCTGAGTGCGGGTCATCCACCAACAACAGATCTGCGCCTCGACCAGCGATAGACGATCCTATACCACAGGCGTAATACTCACCACCCATGCTCGTGTTCCACCGCCCTGCTGACTTGGAATCAGCCGCTAGGGAAACAGTGGGGAATATACTGCTGTACTCGTCTGTCGATATCAGGTTACGCACCTTCCGACCAAAGTCTACCGCGAGGTCAGTGGTGTGTGACACCATCATTACCTTCTTATTCGGGTTGCGCCCAAGGAACCATGCGGGGAAGTAGATAGAGACTAACTGGGATTTACCGTGACGCGGTGGGATGTTGACACAGATCCTATCTTTATCCCCACGCTCAATCGACATAAGCATCCCTGCCAGTATGCGATGGTGCTTGCCGACTATATAATCAGGCTGCATACGTTTGCAGAACTCAATCAGATCTTCAAACGCCAACTCGTTTTGTTCACGCACTGCCAACTCATCGACAATACGATCTATCTCAGCAACTTCATCGGAAGAAAACGAATCAAGATTCTCCAACATATGTTGGATATCTTCCTCAGAAAACTCCAGTGGGGCTTCTGTCATTTACTCATACAAACAAGTCTATTTTCTGTGGGCGGTCATATTGCACTCTTGTTGTGCCGCCAGCCCCGTCATATAACACAGGTAGCACAATATCTACCATCTGTTTGAGGGTTTCACCTTCTCCACCTGTGCGTAGACGTTCCTGTTTCTGGGTTGCTACGTGCTCCCAAGATACCTGTGGCATATTAAATGCAGGATTAACCGTCATTTTTTTTCATCGTCATAGTCTTCTTCCTCTGCTGGCCCTAGCTCTTCATCGAGATCTATCGCTACGGCATCCTCGACTACCTCACCTTCTATCAGCTTCTCCAGTTTCCCTTTTAGTCTCGCTCTCAAGTCATCCGTAGATTGGTGGGTAATCGTAACTTCTGATTTTTCAGCAAACAGTCCTACGTCTGATATCTTCCCTAGCAACTCTAATGCTCTCATCCGTATACGAGCATCGGGGTTTTCAGACTCCAGTAACAGTTTATTCGTTACTAGGTGCCGTATATGTAGGGAGTTCTCGACAACAGACTGTCCAAACTCTTTTAATATGGCATCAGTAAGCACTAACGATGCCGGGGTCAGGCTTGCTGCCCGTTTGTTGGTAACTTTCTTAGAGACATTCTCAGGATTCTCTGCGTAAGCGGCTACTAACTTAGCTGCGTTATCCTGATCTTCTTGGGTGGTCTGCACCTCCAGTCCATGTTCTACCAACTGTTCTGTGGTGTGCCCTGCTGCCTCTGCCCTGTCTTTCAGGTCTATGTAGGAATCCGCTTCTGTGATCTCTACTCCTATTTCAGGTTTTATATGTAATGTCATCAAATTGTCGCAGGAGTTACCCGTATTTGCGATTTATACATGAAAAAAATTTTTTTACAAGGGGGACTTAGATTTATAAGGGGGGCATTCCCTATAT